ACGCACGAGACCATCGCCATGGGCTTCTCCATCACGGAAGAAGCAATGGAAGACAACCTGTACGACTCCCTGTCTTCCCGCTACACCAAGGCACTGGCTCGCGCAATGGCCTACACCAAGCAGGTCAAAGCAGCCTCCGTGCTCAACAGCGCCTTCAGTGGCACCACCTACGGCGACGGCAAAGTGCTCTGCGCTACCGATCACCCGCTGGTGTCTGGCGGCACTAACTCCAACCGTCCGGCTGTGGCCGCTGACCTCAACGAGACTTCTCTTGAGGCCGCTGTCATCCAGATCGCTGGTTGGACCGACGAGCGTGGTCTGCTGATCGCTGCCAAGCCCCGTAAGCTCATCGTGCCCCCGGCACTCCAGTTCGTGGCTACCCGCCTGCTGGATACCGAAGGTCGCGTTGGCACGGCTGACAACGATCTCAACGCGCTGCGGAACAACGGTTCCATCCCTGAGGGTTACAGTGTTAACCACTACCTCACGGACACGAACGCGTGGTTCCTCCTCACCGATGTCCCGAACGGCCTGAAGCACTTCGTGCGGACCCCCATGGCAACGTCCATGGACGCCGACTTCGACACCGGCAACGCCCGTTACAAGGCTCGCGAGCGCTATTCGTTCGGCGTGAGCGATCCGCTTGGAATCTTCGGCTCGCCCGGCGCAAGCTGATAGAAATCAAGTACTTAGCGTTACCACAAGGGGGCTTCGGCCCCCTTTTTAATTCCCGCTTGACACAGCGTGTCGTGGTACCTATAGTGTTTTCAGGCTTTGTACTGGAGATAAACGCTATGAGTACCAACGTGATTTACAAAATCCGCAACGTCGTCAATGGGAAGTTCTACGTCGGCAGCGCAAAGGACACCCGAGTCCGCTTCCGGCAACACCGCAAACTGCTCCGCAAAGGCACGCACCACTGCAAGCACTTGCAAGCGGCATGGAATAAATACGGCGAGGATGTGTTCAAGTTTGAAGTCGTGGAGCGCCTTGAGTCTTGGGACGAGCTAGAACCCGCAGAGGATAGGTGGTTGGCTGAACATGTAGGGCAACCCTACTGCTACAACAGCGGGCGCAGCGCCCGGGCACCATGGCGCGGAGCTTCTGGGGAGGGGACTCCGTTCTTTGGGCATAAACATGGCCCTGAAGCACTAGCGATGCTTTCTGCGGCCACCAAAGAACAGTGGCGGGTAGCTGACCCCCGGACAGGCAAACAACACTCCGAAGGTGCCAAACAGAAAATAGCAGAGAAAACACATCAAGTACTTGCTGAAGGGCGCGGGGGGAAGTTCATCCCGACAGCAGAAACTCGACGCAAAATGTCCGAGGCCCTGAAGGGCAACCAGAACGCCAAGGGGCATATTCGAAGCGAGGAGCATAGACGCAAATTAGCGGAGTCCGCCCGGGGTAACCAACATTGGCTAGGCCGCAGCCATACGATGGAAAGCCGAGAGAAGATGAGCAAACAAGTTCGTGAGATTACGACGGATACGTTGTTCGTTAGCCTTTCTGCGGCGCTAGACCATTACGGGCTTAAAATGCCCACTCTCCGCAGGGCGCTAAAGACCGGCAAACCCATAAGTCGTGGCCCGTGCGAGGGCTTGCAATTTAGGTACGAACACGTTTGACCCATTGATAATTACGGCGTATAAAGAAAACTAATCCCTGACAGGTTCACCTGAGCCTGACTCTAGCCACGACAGGAGATTCCCATGGCTAACACTACGTTCAACGGCCCCGTCCGTTCCGAAAATGGCTTCAAAGCTATCACCAAGGCTTCTGGCACCGGTGCGGTGACGGAAGACATTTCGATCTCTCACGACGGTACCAACAGCGTGGTCATCTTCACCGACCTGCCGACCTCTGATCCGTCCGTGGCTGGTCAACTTTGGAGCAACTCCGGCGTGCTGACGGTCTCCGCTGGCTAAGGAGATAACCCATGTCTAATTCAGACGTACGCGCCAAACGGATTACCGCCGCAGCCTCTCTCGCAGTAGGCCCGGCGCGTGTTCGTCAGGTGCAGGTTCTGACGGGGGCGGGGGCAGGACGCTTGACCATCACTGATGGTGACGGAGGTCCGACTGTGTTGGACATCGACTTCCTTGCGTCCGATTCTCACTCTGTGAACATCCCCGACTGGGGCATCCGTTGTGAGTCTGATGTGTTCATCACTGCGATGACCAACATCACGGCTATGACGGTGTTCTACAGCTAATGCGTAGGTACTACGCCGCCGGGGGGCGCGTTGATAAGGCTAAGATGGCCTGCAACAAGCCCCGCCGTACCCCGGGCCACCCTAAGAAGTCGCACGTCGTGAAGGCGTGTGAGGGCGGTAAGGAAAAGGTAATCCGGTTTGGTGAGCAAGGTGCCGAGACTGCAGGCAAGCCGAAAGCGGGTGAGTCTGAGCGCATGAAGAAAAAGCGGGCGTCCTTCAAGAGCCGCCATGCGCGCAATATTAAGAAGGGCAAGATGTCTGCAGCCTACTGGGCTGATAAGGTGAAGTGGTAATGCCGTCAAAGAGCGACAAGCAAAAGCGTTTGATGGCGGCAGTTGCCAACAACCCTGAGTTTGCAAAGAAAGTCGGCATCCCACAATCCGTGGGCAAAGAGTTTGAGCGCGAGGATAAGAAGATGGATTGCGGATCGAAGCGGATGATGGGCGGTGGCAAGGTCATGAAGGGCTACAAAGAAGGCGGTAAGCTCAACATGGTCAAGAAGGGCGACAAGATGGTCCCCGATTTTGCTGCTGACGGCGTTGGCAAGATGAAGAAGGGCGGTGCTGTCTACAAGAAAGGCGGCAAGGTTCGTGGCTGCGGTATGGCTAAGAAAGGCGTCCGCCCCGCGAAGATGATGTAATGCGACGCTACTACAAAGAAGGCGGCACGGTGAAGGACGATTGCTACCGCAAGGTAAAGCGGCAGTATAAGGTCTTCCCGTCCGCCTATGCGTCGGGCGCCATCGCCAAGTGCCGGAAGAAGAAAGCTCGTGGCGGTTCGTAAGACTAAAAAGGGCGCCGCCCTCAAGCGCTGGTTCAAAGAGGACTGGAAAGATGTCCGAACCGGTAAAGAGTGCGGTCGCCAAAAGGGTGAGAAGCGCGGGACTCCGTACTGCCGCCCGACCAAACGCGTGTCGTCGAAGACGCCCAAAACGGCATCGGAGATGACGGCTGCCGAGAAGAAGAGCAGGGTATCGCAGAAGAAGAGTCTCGGTCAGCCAGCAGGCAAACCCCGCCGTGTGAAGCCTCTGAAGAGGAAGAAGTAAATGGCAAGGCGTCCGACGAGTGCACGAGGGTCAGCAATCGCTAACGGGTACAAAGACCCGAAAGAGTGCCCTATTGCCACGAAGGACGTGCATGTCAATCTGAAGAACCGCAACCACGCCATCGAAGAGTATGGCTACGGCCCCATGAACCCTGAGGAGCCCAACGAGAAGTTCTGGAAACGCCTCGGGAAGTTGTGGGACATCACGCCGGAAGAGGCTAAGAAGTCTCGTTGCGGCAACTGTGCGGCGTTTATTCAGACCCCGAAGATGATGACCTGTATCAACAGCGGCATGGCGGGGGACGAAGAGTTTGAGATGGCGGATGCAGAGTCCGTATCTGAGGCAGCTAACCTAGGGTACTGCCAACTATTTCACTTCAAGTGCGCGGGCTCTCGTACCTGTGACGCTTGGCTAGTCGGAGGCCCTGTCACCTAATGGCTACGTCAGGTACCACAGCATTCAACATGGACTTCACGGAGATCGCCGAGGAAGCATGGGAGCGTGCCGGACGGGAAATGCGCTCTGGCTACGACCTGCGTACGGCCCGGCGCTCCATGAACCTCATGACCATCGAATGGCAAAACCGGGGGATCAACCTCTGGACCATTGATGAAGGCACCGTTTCCTTGGTTAGCGGCACGGGACAGTACACCCTCCCCGCCGATACCGTTGACCTGCTAGAACAAGTTATCCGTACGGGCAGTGGCTCGACGCAGCAGGACCTGACCATCAACCGGATCAGCGTCAGCACCTACGCCTCTATTCCGAACAAGACGACGACCGGACGGCCTATTCAGTTCTGGATTGAGCGGCTTGTGGATGCGCCCAGAATTAACGTCTGGCCCGTGCCGGACAGCAACGACTACACCTTCAAGTATTGGCGGATGCGCCGCATTGAGGACGCAGGGAGTGGTGTACAGACCGCAGACATGCCCTTCCGGTTCCTCCCCTGCTTGGTGGCAGGGCTTGCGTACCATATAGCCATGAAGGTGCCGGAGCTGTCTCAGCGGGTGCCGATGCTAAAAGCAGCTTACGAGGAAGAGTTTGACCGGGCAGCGAGCGAGGACAGGGTTAAGACCAACGCCCGCTTCGTGCCCCGCATAGGACGCATCTGATGAGTAACCGCTTCGCCTCAAGCCAAAGGGCGCTCGGTATCTGTGATGTGTGCGGCTTCCAGTACAAGCTGCGGGAGCTGCGGAACGTATTTGTAAAACGGCGCGATACGAACATTAAGGCGTGCCCTGAGTGCTGGGACCCGGACCACCCGCAGTTGCAGTTGGGTGAATACCCGGTGGATGACCCGCAGGCCATCCGTAACCCGCGCCCAGACAGCCCTGAGTACGCTCAGAGCCGTGCTAACATCATCCCATTACAACCTACGCCCTGTGCTGGGTTTGTTGGTACAGTGACCGTCACAACGAGTTAGGAGTAGGTCATGAAAGTCAAAGACACTGGCAAGATCAAAAAAGTTCCGAGCCCGAAGATCAACCAGCCGATCAACATGAAAACGTCTGGGATCAAGATTCGTGGTACCGGTGCGGCTACGAAGGGTCTCATGGCCCGTGGGCCCATGGCATAGGCTATAGCATATGAACTACACCGAGCTGAAGACTAACATCGAAGACATCTGTGAGACTTCTTTCACGGATGCGCAGCTCGCTATGTTCACGGAGCAGGCCGAGCAGAAGATTTACAACACTGTTCAGATTCCTGCCCTACGCCGTAACGTCACGAGCGCTTGCGTTTCTGGCAATCAGTATCTCGCTACGCCTTCAGACTTCTTGTATGTCTATAGCGTGGCCGTGGTGGACGCTGATGGGGACTATCACTTCCTCCTTAACAAGGACGTGAACTTCATCCGCGAGGCCTACCCTCGCTCCTCCAGTACGGGACTGCCGAAGCACTACGCCAACTTTGACGATGACTTCTTTATCGTAGGTCCGACGCCCGATAGCACCTATACGGTTGAGCTGCACTATGGCTACTACCCCGAGTCCATCGTGACGGCGGGTACGACGTGGCTAGGCGATGAGTTTGACTCCGCCCTGCTTAACGGTGCCTTGATCGAAGCTGCTAGGTTTATGAAGGCTGAGCCCGATATTATCCAGAACTACGAGAAACTGTACGTTCAAGCTATTGGCCTCCTAAAGATGCTTGGTGATGGTAAGCTGCGTGAAGATACTTACCGTTCTGGGCAATATAGGATGCCGGTGAGCTAATGTTTAAGGTTGATGTTTCGGTATCCCCGGAACCGATTGTCGCGGTACACACGACAGAAAACCGGGGGTTCACGCCAGAGGAAGTTGCTGCGCGTTGCGTCGATAAGTTAATGAGTGTGTCCGACAGTGCCCACCCCCTGATTAAAGATCAGGCCCGGGCGTTTAAGAAAGACATGGAGATGGTCGTTGCGCACTATATGCGTGAGGCTATCGCTAGTGATCGGACCACCATCTACAATGCCTTAATTGAGGCAGGGCACCCCGGCCTTGCGGGTGCTATAAGGAGACTTTGACATGGCGATTACGCAGGCGATGTGCACGTCCTTTAAGCAAGAGCTGCTGACGGGCACGCACAACTTCACCAACGGCACGGGCGATACGTTCAAGATCGCGCTGTTCACCAGCTCCGCTACGCTGGATGCCTCCACTACCGCTTACAGCACTACCAACGAGACGAGCGGTACGGGCTACACGGCGGGCGGTAACACGCTGACGAACGTGACTCCGACGACTTCCGGCACGACGGCCTTTACGGACTTTGCTGATACGACGTGGTCCACCGCATCCATTACGGCTCGCGGCGCGTTGATCTATAACAGCACGGACTCCAACAAGGCTGTGGTGGTGCTGGACTTCGGCGCGGACAAAACGTCCACCGCTGGCGACTTCACTATTCAGTTCCCGACCGCCGACGCTTCGAACGCTATCATCCGCATCGCCTAGGCATGTAGATGGCGCTAATCACCGGTTGGGGGCGCCAGACTTGGGGTGAGGGGCCTTGGGGTGAAGCTGCCCCGGTAGTCGTCTCAGGTCTTGCAGCCACTGGAGCTGTAGGCACGGTAACGGTCGTTGCTGAAGCGGTCGTTCTGCCTACTGGCGTCTCCGGTTCCGGTCAAATCGGCACGGTTGTTGTCGCTGCTGATGCCAATGTCCCCACCACGGGCCTCGCTGCTACAGGTGGTGTCGGGACGGTCTCGGTTGTTGCTGAGGCTAACGTATTCCCCACAGGCGTTGAGGCTACGGGCGCCGCAGGCACTGTCGCTGTCTCCGCTGATGCCAATGTCCCCACCACGGGGCTCTTCGCTACGGCCTCTGTTGGCTCCGTAACTGTTGCTGCTGCAGCTAACGTCTTCCCCCTAGGTATCGCCGCCACTAACGCTGTCGGCTCGGTAGATGTTGTTGGGGACGCTAACGTCCCGGCTACGGGCCTCGCGGCTACGGGCGCTGTTGGTACGGTGGTGGTCGATGCCGCTGCGGTTGTTGCGGTTAGTGGCCTTGCGGCGGCGGGAGCTGTTGGGGATGTTGCGGTTACCGGTACGGCTAATGTTTCTCCGTCTGGCCTTGCAGCTACGGGGGCCGTTGGGTCGGTCCTTGTCAAACTTGGGCAGACTATTGATGTTTCCGGCTTTGAAGTTTCTGGGTCCGTTGGTAGCGTAACCGTCACCGGTACGGCTACTGTAAACTTAATAGGTGTAGAGGCGACGGGCCAAGTTGGTTCTGTTAGGATTTGGGGTGAAATTGTTCCAACGCCGGGTAATAATTGGAACGACATAACTCCTTCTGGTGGTGTTTGGACGGAAGTGACCCCCGGGGTGGCAAATGGGTGGAATGCTATAACACCTTCTGGGGATACTTGGACTGAGGTAACGCCGGGTGTGGAACCCGATTGGACTGACATCGCGGCATAGAGGATTTAACGATGGCTAGCACTTATACCGTCAACCTTGGTATTGAGAAGATCGGAACCGGTGAGCAGTCCGGTACTTGGGGTAACACGACCAATACCAACTTTGACCTGATTGACCAAGCGGTTAACGGGGCTGTTACGGTTACGCTTGCGAGCGCTGGAACCTCTGGATCGCCGAACACTCTGGCTATTACGGACGGTGCCTC